TCCCGTTCATCGGGGACGCGCTGGCCGCCGCCTGCGCCAGGACAAACGCCGTGGTCGCCAGTTGCGTGGTGTTCGTGTCCACCGCCGCCGTGGGCGCGGTCGGCGTGCCCGTCAGCGCCGGGGACGCCTTGGGCGCGGAATTGGTTTCCAGCGCGTCCACATGCTGTTTCAGATACGCGGTCCGGTTCGCCAGGTTTTTCAGCGGGGCATTTGCCAGGCCATTGGCCCCGCCCATCACCGGGTCCGTGGTTTCGATCTGATAAACGCCCAAATCGTAGGTTTGGGTTTCTGCAAGGTTTGCCATTTAGGCCGCCCCGTGGTTATAGGTGCCGTCATAGGACATTGCACCGTTGTAGAAATACGTTGCCGCAACAAACGACAGTTGGACAAGCTCGCAGCGCGCGGGCGCCACGTTCTTGAGAATCGCGCGGACGGAATCCGCCTGCGCGTTGCTGATGGGCTTATTCAAGGAAATAACGTATCGCGCCCAGTCCGCCGGGTCGCCATAACGCCAGGTGCCGTTATAGGTCGCGCTCCCGTCGAATTTCCGCGCCGGGTTTCCTTCCACGATGGTGGAATCACCGAACCCGGCCAGCGAAATGGCGCGCTTTACTGCGGCAACGGTCCCCTTTTGCCGGCGGATTTCAGCGGCGCCGCGGATAATTTCCCGCTTCGCCTCGTCGGATAAATCGTCCTGCCATTGATCCACGCCCAGCGCCCACGCCAGCCACGGCAGCAGGGCCGCCGGGCAGGTGTCCGGGTCCCAGCTTGCGCGCACAGGGTTGGGCACGATGCCCGTGCGGGCCGCCACCAGCTCCAGCGCCCTTTCCTGCGCCGTGCCGTTTGGCGGCAACAGGTCCGGCCCTTCCACGAAAACCGGGAAATCAGCGGCGCGGGTGGCCGGCCCCCCAAATGTTTCAATCAGGGACGTGCAATCGGGGCCTTCCTCCAGTTGCGCCCCCCACGCATATATCCCATAACCTGCCGTCCCGGTATATGAAAATCCCGTCGTAGTGGCAGGGCTAATTGCGAAATACAATTTAGCCGGGTCGGCCACATCATCCGTGGTGAACGTGAAAATGCAACGGAACCACCCGTCGCCCCACGCCTCAGTTCTTGCGCTCCCGGTTGTCGGCTGGATAGGAATACTTCCGTCCGCAAGGTCAAATAACACCTTGGCACCGGTGATATTCAAAAACCTCACCAGCAGGCGCGAACGCTCCGCCGCTTTACCCCAAACACTGAAAGTGTATTCCGTGAGGGCCTGATATTCCGGCGGGGTTTGCTGAAGCCCAAAATAGGACGCGGCCGCCGTTTCCTGGAGTTTGTCCGCCAGGCCGCCGTCCGGGGCCGTTGTGGCGTCATTCACCACCGTCAGGCTGGTTTGGCGCGTCCAGGCCGCCGTGTTGTTTAGATTTTTGCTCCTGCGGACCAGATTCTTTGCCGCGTCCTCCCACAGGAAACGAATTCCGCCGCGGATGGGGTCCGGCTCGAAACGGGGCGCGTCCACCGGCGCCCACTTCACCAGGCCATCCGCGCCCCGGTAAGCGCCCACGCTCGCGCGCGTCAGCCGGGCTGGACCGCGGCTTTCGTAGTGGACGGTCATGCAACCACCCCGCCGTCCGTCACCGTCACGCCGGTGCAGTAATAGGCGCGGTCCCACGCCGCGGCCAGGTCAGCGGCCGGCGTGGTCAGCGCCACGGACGCCACGCCAGGCTGATGGAGCGCCGCGAACAAGCCGGACCGCGCGATGGCGCGGCCGAGGCGGTGCTGTTTCGCCGCGTAGGACTGCGCCGCAGCCTGCGCGGCGGCCAGGATTTCAGCGCGGCCCACGCCGGGGAAAAACGTCAGCGTGGCCGCAATGCTGTAGTTCACCACCGTGGCGGACTGGACGGCCACGGTATCGCACAGGGGGCGGACCTCATCCGCGGACAGCGCGGTGGAAACCGCGGCCAGGGTATCGGCCGGCGCCGCGCCGGTGCCCGTCCGGGACAGTACGGAAACCGTCACCACGCCAGGCGCCAGGCTTTCCACCGCCACGTCCTTGGCGTCCCCGGTCGCACTCAGCGCGTGGAATATGTACCCGCCGCGGGACCCTGCCGTGGAATACCCGTCCAGGGACAGCAGCAGGCGCGCGCGAAAATCCTCGTCCGACTCATAAACGGCCGCGGTCGGTGGCGTGGTGGTGTCGTCAGCCGGGGTAATCAGCAGGCGCGCAACCCCGTAATTCGCCCCGATTTGATCCAGGTCCGCGCCGGCCGCATAAGCCAGCATCACCGCGCGCGTGGACTCGTTCATGTCCTGGCGCAACAGGTATTCCCGGTAAGCGGCGGCCTGAAGTATTTTGTAGGCCGGGTCCGACTCCACCAGCGCAGTAAATGCGGGGTCCCTGGCTTGCAGGTCCAGCAGCATTTCCGCCAGGATGTTTTCGTAACTCAACGGGACCACCGCATCCGGCGGAGCCAGTTGCGACAGGTCCACGGACGTATAGGCGCCGGCCATTAGTTCACCTTGATTCCGTCAATTGCCACGCGCTGCCCCTCGGGCAAATAAACGCCGGTCACCGTCATTTCCAGGGTTCCCGCCGCCAGGCTGGAAACCGCAATCCGCTCCACCTGGATGCGCGGTTCCCAGCGGGCCAGCGCGGACGCGGCAGCGGCCACGATTGCCACCACCGTGGAGCGGTTCAGCGGCGCGTCTTGGAGCGCCAAAAGGCCGGCGCCATAGGTCCGTCGCATCACGCGCGAACCCACGGCGGTGGTCAGAATGTCGCGGACGGATTGCCGTAGATGGTCGATTCCCTCAAGCGGTTTTCCGGTGCTCGCGTTCGTGCCTTTCATGGCCGGGCATGGTGCCCAGCAGGCCGCCGCGCGGCCTCTTGTGGGATTTCCTGCGGCTTATGCCTGCGCCGCGCTGGTGGCTGCCCCGTCGCCTTGCTCGGTGTGGTGGTGGGTTTTCAGGCCGATTCCGTCCGCGGTCACATCGCCGCCGGTTACCTCCACCCCGCCGGTGATTTTCAGCGGCGCCCCGCCCCCAGCTCCAGCCACGCCAGTTGCGCCCGCCTGCCAGGCCAGCGCCCCCTGGACCGTCACCGCGCCTGTGAAAGTGGTTTGCGGGCTGTCTACGGTCACAGAATCGGACGCCTGGACGGTGGCGGTGGCGCAATTCACCACCACCTGGCCGGAACCCACATTTACCGTCAAAACGCTGGCCGCGCTGTCATATTCCACGCGGGACCCGTCCGGGAATTCCACCGCGTCCACGTCCTTTGTGGACGCGGGCGCCGGGTGGGCGTCCTGGTAAATGGCCGGCAAAACCACCGCCTGGCCCGTATCGCCTGCGGGGCACAGCAAAACCACCTGTTCCCCCACGCGCGGCGCGCTCCAGGTGCGCGTGGCGCCCGCGCGCCCGGTAACCCATGGGCGCCAGTCCGTGGTGATCCCGCCGGACTCCACGCGCACCAGCGCGGCGGCCTCGTCCAGCTCCGCCACCGTGCCGAGGCGGACCACGTTTGCCAGGCGCCGTTCCGCCTCCGCCGCGCCGTGGCCGCTCATGCCTGGCCCCCGATAGGCTGGTAAGCGGATTCATTTTCCGGCCCGATTTCCGGCGCCGTCGAAACCATGGCCTGCGGAACGGTGCCTGTCCAATGCTGGAATTCGTTTTCGCCCAGGAAAATGGTTTGCACCCACTCCACCCGCCACACCTCGCAGTTGTCCAGCGCGGGGTGGAATTCGTCCCGCTCGCACGCGGTCACCAGCGCGGGGCCGGTCGGGATTTTGTGCGCCTGGTCGGCGGGGTTCGTCCAGCGCCGGGTGTGCAACCAGGCCGCGAACGATGCGGCCACCAGGCGGATTTCCATTTTTGCCGCAGGCGTGCGAAATCCGATTATCAAATAGGCTTCAAACCTGGCATGAACCGGAAATTGTCCAGTGCCCATGTCATCCTCGGGCGCGGGCTCAAACTCGGGCAGCTCCAGCAGGCAAGCCGGCAACTTCGATGGCGGAATGGGCTTGCGGTCCGTGTCGTCCCGGTCAAACTCCACCGTTTTCATGTCGGGGAATTTCGCGGCAATGTCTGCCACGATGGCCTGGTGAAGCGTTGCCAAGCCAATTTCAGTTTCCACGCTCATTGCTCGCCCAGTTTGTATTTCACGCGCGCCGCCAGGTCCTTTTTGAAATGCTCCCAAAAGATGTTTTCCACGTCCTGGAAAATTCTGTCCTCTAGGAATACTTGCATCCGGTCCTGTACCTCCAGCGTTTGTTCCTCAATCGGCAGGCGGCCACCGCCGCGCCGTTTAAACACGGTGGGTTGCCGCCGCTTGTTGCGGCCCACGAACCCGCCAGGGAACTGGGTTCCGCGGAACGATGCGCCCGCATCGTTCCGCATCGGCTTTCCCTTGAACTCCCCCACTGGCATGGGGTTCAGTCCGTACCAAATGGACACGTCCCCGCCCTGCCACCCGCGGGTCCGCTTCATGCGCAAGGACTTCAGGCGCAGGCGCAGGAACTTCAGCGCGCGCAGCTCCAGTTCAGTGCGCAAGCCGCGCTCCGATTTGCGCCGCAGCGTGGCCGCGGTCCGCGTCAGGGCTCGCGCCAGGGCCAGCCCCACCTGGCGCGCGGTGGCGCCCAGCTCGCCGCCCACGCGCTCCAGGCTGTCCGTGTCGATTTCAAAGAAATCGCCGCCGCTCACGCGTCATTCCCCGCGCGCGGCCAGGATGATGAACACCCACCCGGAACCGTCCGGCTCCGGGGACCGCATCACGTCATACACGGCGCCTGTGCTCGCGGTCAGTTCGTCGCCCCGCTCGATGCCGGCCGCGGCCGAGGCGGGGCAGTAGAAACGCGGCGCGGTGTTGTCCTGTTCATAGTCGCCCAGGCGCGGGGTTGCGCCTGGCTCGTCCAGGATGCCCACCAGCGGACGCGTCATGCCGGAACGCTGGGACAGGATGGTGGCTGACGTTGCAAACTCATCCGTTTGCAGGAAATCCGCCGGGTCCTCCCACGCTGGCATCAGGCGCCCTTAGCGGCCTTGGCGGGGGCCTTGCCGGCGGCCTGGTCGGCCTTGGGCTCGTCAGCCTGGATCAGCTCCGCTTTGCCGCGGCGCAGCAGGTCCTCCGCCTCGGGCTGGTCCAGCGGAATTTCCGTCCCCGCGGGCTTCAGCTCGCCGGCCATGCCGATGGCGGACAGAAGGCGGACCATGATTTGTTGCGCTTGCATCTTTTTTCCTTGCTCAGAAAAAAGGCCGCCGGCTGGCGGCCTGTGTCACAGGGTCAGGCCCGTTCAGGCCGCGGGCTTCGCGCCCCAGCAGAAGGATTCCGGGTGGCGGATGCCGAAATCCACGTCCTGGAACGTGATGATGCGAACGCCGCCGGTGGTGGACAGCGCGTAGGGGTCCACCGTCAGGTCCAGGCCGCCCCACATCGCCACGATCAGGTCGTCCCAGTTGGCGAAGAAAACGTCTCCGTCCTCCACCTGGTTGGAAATGCACGCCTCGTAGCCGTTGACGGTGTTCCCCGGCTCCCAGATGGTGGCGGAACCCGCGGCCTCGAACTTCAGCGTGGTCTTGGCGTGGCCGCGGAACTTGGCGTTCCCGCAGTAGCACATGGAATCCACGTCCGCGTCATCCGCCGCGATTTCGGTTTCCATCGCAACCAGCTCCGCGTGGGTCGGTCGCACGCCAGCGAACGCCACCGCGTTGATTCCGCTCATGTTGCGCACGCCGCGGGGCTGGTTCGCCGTGCCGCTGCCGTAGATGGCGGCGCGGTCGATTTCCAGGCCCATGGACTTCAGCAGGTCGGCGCGGGTCAGCATTTCCGCATCCGGCGTGGCCTGGATCAGCATGCGGCGGGTGATATCGGAATAGGCCGCCAGCGTCTTGGGATTGAAGGAAATCTTGTCCGTGCCGATTTCGCTCCCGGTCGGGGCGCCGCCCTCGCCCACCCAGTAGGCGGCGGTTCCGCTTTTCTGGCGCGGAATGTCCACGTTCCCCACCAGGCCGGCCAGGCGGCGGGCCTTGCGCAGGACCCAGGCGCGTTTCCGCAGCAGTTCGATGAATGAACCGGATTGCAGTTCCGTTGCAACCAGGTTGCCGCCCGCGCCGCCGGCCGGCGTGGTCGTGCTGAACGCGCGGCCGAGAACGTCCGCGGGAACCATGATCCCCTGCGGGGTCTTGCCGTAGGCTTCCGAGGCGGCGCGGCTGCACTCGATCTCGAAAGCCGCTTCCTTGCGCAGTTGCGAATTGCCGGGGTCGGCCAGGTGGCGGATGGCGCGCAGGAACGAGAACTGGCGGACCTCGCCCGGCGTCATGCCGATTTCGGCGCCGCGGTTCTGCTCGTCCAGCGGACGGCCCATGCGCTTGTTCACTTCGTCCAAGATCGCGGCTTGCAGTTGCGCGGTGCTGTGCCCGTCGCGGATCGCCACGCGGGCCAGGTCGGGCGCGTTGGGGACGGCGGCCCGGTATTGGTTGCCCAGCTCGGTAAGGGCATTCACGCGCGTGCGTTCCGTGTCGGTGCCGGACTGCATGGCGGCGCGGTGTTGCTCCGCGGTTTCCAGGACTTCGATTTGCCGGACCTCGTTTCCGGCCGCGTCCACTTCGATACGGACCAGCGTTCCGTCCGCGCGCCGGACGATTTTCGTATTCACTTGGGATGCCCCTCGTTGATGGGTTGATGCGGTGCCAGTTTGTCCAGGGGCCGCCCCGCCGGCCTCTTGTGGGATTTCCTGTCCGGCGTCCCGTCCCACGCCCACCGTGGTGTCAAACGGGACAGAAACAAAACTGATTTCATAGGGTTCCCAGTCCGTGACGCGGTACACGTCCACGCCGTCCCTGGTTTCCACTAACTTGGCGTCATGGACCCGGTAACCCACGCTCACCAGCTTGCGGATTCCGTCCTTAACGTCCTGGAAAATCTCCTGGCCGCGGACGCTGCGGCTGAAACGGACCACCGCGCGGCCTTTGCGTTCCTTGGCGTCGATGGTCACGGACTCCACCACCGCCACCTGGTCCCGCCAATCGTGATCCATCAGAACGGCGCCGGACCCGCGCAGGCGGTCCAGGCGGATGGCCCCGTCCGAGTGGTCCAGGATTTCGATTCCGAACCAGCGGCGCCCCTCAAATTCCGAGGAAAAGGACAGCTCCACCGTCCTGGTTTCCTCGTCCGCGCGGACAAGCTCCATGGTCCGGGTGGCGTGGTCGCGCCCCTTGCCGTCCTGGTTCAGCTCCGCCACCGTCAGCGCGCGTTTTCCAGCGTCGCGCCGCAGGTATGCGCCACGGATCAGGCGCAATTTAAGGTCCTTATTCATGCCGTCGCTTCCTCTTTTTTCGGCTTCGCCGCCGGTTCCAGTTTTTGCCCAAAGGCAAGTTTTATATATTCGTCCGGGATGCCCGCGGCCTGCATTTCCCTAATATCACGCGCAATTTCTCGGTAAACCGCGGACGGGTCGCGCCCGCCTTCGCGGACGATTTCGCCGGGGCTTTTCAGCAAATTGTTTTTGGAATCAACCGCGGCCTTTACGTCCGCGCCGGGGTCAATCCAGGTCCAGCGCCGGGGTTGCCATTCCACCGCCTGGCATCGTTCCAGGCTGGTGGCCTGGAGCGGTTGCCCCTTCACCTTGATGCGGCCGGACAGCAGGGCCACCGCCAGCCAGGATTCAAAGACTTCCTGGTGCAGCGCCTCCGCAATCCACTCTTGATCCTCTTTCCACCGTTCCCGCTCGTCCAGCGTGCCCTGGCGGATGCTGGAGAAATTCACGCCTTCCAGGTCATTTGCCAGCGTGTTGTAAAGGACCCCCCAGCCGGCCGCAATGGCGCGCAACAGATGCTTGGTGAACGGTGCAAACTCGCCGGACGGATATTGCGGGTTCCATTCCTTCAGCCTGGCACCCTCGGGCAGAACCGGGAACGTCCCCGCCTCCGCATCAATCTCCAGTTCCTCGTCCTCGTCCAGCTCCGGCCCGGTGTTTTCCTCCCACTCGATAACGCCCATTTTCGCGGCGCCCACGCGGGCATTCACCACCGCCGCGTCCTCCATGCCTCCCACATGCCGCAGCTTATAAATACCCGTCGCAATCCACGGCAAACCGCGCTTTTGCCCGCCTAACTCGTCCTTGAAACCATGGATTATTTCGTCCGCCGGGACCCTCACATAATGGCGCCCACCATAGAAATAATCCGCCTCCGCCTCGTTATCAGTGGTAAAAAAATACGCCAGCGGCCGGCCATATCGGTTGAATTCGATTCCATGCCGGATGAACGTTCCGGCGGTGGTGCGCGAAACGTCCAGCTCCACCACCGGGCATCGTTGCGGATCGATATATTGCAGCGCGAAACCCCACGGACCGGCGGCCGGACCGTAGATTTTGCGGAACATGAATTCCCCGTCCTTGCCCGCATTCTGAACCGCGGACAGTTCAAAATTGCGCCAGGACTTTTTCCCCGCCACGTCGCAATTCTTTTTCTTGCCCCACTCTTTCCACGCGGCCTGAATGGCGGAATTGATAGCCTCGTCCAGCTCGCCGGCCGCATTCGTGACTTGCGGGCGCAACTGGATTCCATGCGGACCGATGATGTTTTGCCGGCAAAGCCGCAGGAATTGGCGCGCATAGCCGTTTTCCGTGCATTGCTGGCGGCTTCGCGCCACCAGGACGCGCTGGTGGCGGGTAATGATCCAATCCGCCGGGACGGGGGTGGACGGCCACGATGCGGTCAGCCGGTCATTATTGGACCCACTGAAATGGGATTCCCACGCGCGGGCCAGCGCGCGGCGCCAGGTGTGGCGGGTCCGCGGGGCGTCCTCGGTGGCGGCCAGGTCGGTGGCGGGGGCCGCCGTGGTGGCCTCGGGCGCCTCGCGGCGGAAAATGGAAAACAGGTTCATCAGATTCGCACCCGGATTGCGCCGATAAGCGGACGCCCAGCGGCTTTGCGTTCTTCGCGGCGGACCATGGCCGCGTAAGTGCCGCGCAGCTTCAATAGGTCGGGAATGGGGGTGCGCCACAGTTCGCGGCCCAGGACCGTGTAACGCTCCTGGTCCAGCGTGGCGCGCTTTTCAATCACCGCCTGGATGGCGTCCAGGACCTTGCGCGCGTGGGAACGCGTGTCCGCGCCCGCGGCCATGGTCGCCGGGTCCGCCAGGACAGTGGCCTGGCCGCTGGACAGGGTTTGCCGCGCGCCCATGCGCTCCGCCCAGCAAAACCAGGTGTAGGCGCCAGGCGGCCAGGTGGCGGTTTCGTCTGCGGTGGCGGTGGTGCGGTGGTCGTCGCCGGCCGGCTCAGATTCCAGCAGGATGGCGGCCCCACCAGCGGCGGCCGGGACCAGGCGGTGAAACAGTTTCCAGCCCTGGCCCGCCGGGTGATCCGGGGCCGGGGTGGAAAACGCCAGGGTGTCCCCCGCGGTGATTTTTGATTGCATCGGCGGCCCTTATGTCCAGCGGGCCGCCGCGGGCCGCGGCCTGGTGCGCGGGCCGCCCCGTTACCAGTTGCGAACCCAGCCCCCGCCCGCCTTGCGCCGCCCCAAACCGCTGGAACGCTTTTTGACAGTGGGCGCAGTTTCCGGGGCCGGCTCGTTTGCGGCCTCTTGTGGGATTTCCTGCGGCCTGGCCGGGGTGGGCGCGGGCAATTTCGGCCGGGTGGCCGGGGTGGGCGCCTGGTCCACCAGCTCCACCGGGGTGGGCTCCGGTGGTTTCCAGCCTGGCGGAATCAACTTCATGCGCAGGCGCTTGAAACTCGGGTTCATGATTTTCAGTGCGGCCAGCGCGTAAACCCGGCAATCCAGCGCCTCGTTTCTGGCGCGGTCCGCCTTATGCCATTCCCGGATGGGCTGGCCCTTTACATACCTGGTCACCAGGCGTTCCGCTGTCAATTGGTCGAAATGCTCGCGCCCGTAGATATGGCCGGATGCGCCCGTTTCGGGGAAATGACAGAACCCCGGACCACGTTGCAGGCGTCCGAGGCGCCGCATAACGATAAGTTTTGCCTCGTCCGTGCCGACAATGAACAGGTCCACTTTGCGACCCTTTTTGCCGGATTGCTTGCGCTGCGGCGCGGTCACCACCGGGACGGCCCACCCGCCTTGCCCCTTGATTGCAAACAGTCGCCGGCCGGTTTTCCCCCGCGCGTAATCGTAGGCGCGTTGGGTATGGCCCGCGTTGCCGCCGGTGTCCAGGCAGGCCGCGGAAATCGGCAGGACGGCGCCGGATTCATGGGTAAAGGTTTCCTCCAGCAGCGCGTCCAGCTCGTCCCACACGTCTTGCTGGAGCGTGTCCCCCCATAACACCCGGTAATCCACGGACCATGATTCCTCCGCCTCGCCCCACGCCACGATTTCCACTTCTAAGCGGTCGTTTTGCATGTCGATTCCCGCAGTCACATACAGGCCGCCCATGGGAATCTGCGCGGGGTATTCCTCGCGCCGCGTCATCAGCGCGCCCGCGTCCGCCTTGTCCCCCTTTTCTTCCCATGTTTGGGCCAGGGACACGTTTACGAATGTCTGTAAATCGTCGGTGGCTTGCTTGTCCAGGTAGGACTGGACAATATCGCGCAGGCGGCGGAACGTGCTGTAAAGCTCGTTCAGGTGGTATGACGCGTGCCCCTTGAAAGGCTTTGCAGCTCGCCACCCCGCGCCCAGCGCCTCCGCGTTGCGGATGGCCGCAATTCGTTCGCCGTCGCTCCACAGTGCGCCGCAGTCCGCGGCCTCGCACAGGTAGCGGGACGTTTCAGCTTGGTGGGAATCCAGGTCCGCCAGGTCCTTTTCCGCGTCTGCAATATCGGTGGACTGGCGCCCGCTCCAGCGGACTTGCCCCCACCGCAGGGTTTGCGCGTGCTCGCAATGCGGGCAGCGGACATAAAACCGCCGCTGGTCCCCCGCCAGGAACGCGGCTTCAATATGTGAATCGTCCTTGGTGGTCGGGGTGCTGATTTCCAGCAAAAACCGCTGGTCCCCGAAAGTGGCGGCGCGCTGCCACAGCAGGCCCACCGGATGGCCTTCAGCGGTTACCTCGTAACCGTCGATTTCATCGCAAACGATAAGCGGCGCGGAGCGGCCCCGCATAGTCTTGGGGGACCCGCTCCAGGAAAACATGATGAATCCGCCCGGATAGGATTTCATCCGGCCGTTATTCACGCCTTTGCGCCCGCGGGGTTTCGCCACCAGGCGGCGCACGCTGGGGGTGGACTCCACCAGCGGGTTAAATTTCGTTTCCAGCCAGGTGGCTAAATCGCCTTGGCTGGGTTGCATCATTATCTGTGAACGCGGTTGCAGGGATATGCAATAAGCCTGGCAAGCCAGGGCAAGCAGGGTTTTACCCACCTGCGCGCCCCACATAAGGGTCACCCGGTAACAGTCCGGGTCCACCAGCATATCCATTGGCTCACGCTGGTAAGGGGCATTAAATAGCCGGTACGGACCAGGAACCGCGTTCCCCTCCGGGATTTTCATTCCGCCGGGGGATTCCGCCCACTCGGACGGTTTCAGGTCCGGCGGCGGGCGCAGGAATTCAGCGCCCCGGCCGATAACCGCGGCCAGGCCCGCCGCGTTGCTGAAATCCGCGGGTTTCAATCGGGGTCCCCTTCGCCGTCCTCGTCCTCGTCGCCGTCCTCGTCGCTTCCGGCCAGGTCAGCGTTTGCCAGGTTCTCTAACACCTGGTCGATTTCCTCCAGCAGGATGCGTTTGAACGTCCTTTCGTCGGTTTCCCCGATCAGCGCCGCCACCACCCGGCCGGGAATGTTGCGCATGCCCGCGCGGACCTGGCTGAACGCGCGGGAAACCATCCGCTCCACCTGGTCCAGCGGTGCCACCTGGTTTTTATCCTTCGCCAGTGCCAGTTCCGCCCGCTCGGTTTCCGCGCGCATCCTGCGGCGGTTCAGCTCCGCCTCGTCGGCGGTGGCGGTGCCGGTGGCGGACTCCACCGCGCGGTCCTTCATCCAGCGCGCCACGTCCGCGGTGTTGAACACCCATTCCGTCCCGCGGCTCCCGCGCTGGACCACAGGCGCCCCGGCCTTCACCCAGTTGTCAACGGTGGGCAGGCTCACCCCGAACACGTCCGCCAGTTGACTCCGGTTTACACGCTGGCCCCGCTCATTCCCCGCCATGCCGGCCCCTGAAGTAGAAACATAAAACCGCGTCCGAAAGGGCACGCACAACTGAAATGCCGCGGTGGCAATGCCCCCGCAGGCTAGGCCCCCTGGGAAGGACCCACGCGTTTTGCCTCGCCGCCCCAGCCTGGTGCGCCGCAGTGGGCGCAGGCCAGGGGCGCGGTGGGCCGCGGGGGCGGCGGCGGGTAGCCGGCGGCCAGCCATTGGCCCCGCCGCTCGGGCTCAGGCTGCGGGATGAACGGCGGCGCAAATGGATTGCGGCGCGGTGGCACCTGTCCACCAGCTCGCAGCATCTCCGCCGCCACGTCCATGCCCTGCCCCCTGCTCCGCTCATACCTGGCCGCCATGCGCGCCTGGTCCCTGCTCCATGCGAGGCACTGCCACACCACCAGCCCCACCACCAGCAGGACGGCCACCACCACCATGCAAACCGCTTGCAGCATCAGCGCCCCCCTTTGAAGCGCGCCCAGTCCAGGTAAGCCAGGCGCGGGGACAGTCCGAGGCAAACGGTTTGCAGGTACACGCCCGGCGTGAAGCACTCCCACAGGCCGCCCCCGCCACGGCGGTGGATACGAATGCGGGGCTTCACGGTTGCAACGTCCAGAAGGCCCGCCGCTCCGGCGGTGTCGTCGCCCGCTGCCACGCCTGGTAAGCCTCCATCGGGGTGGCGCCCGCATACCCGTGCATATGGCGCGGGCTGGACTTGCAAAGCCAATGGCCGCCGTTCAGCTTGATATGCGGTTTCACCACGCCCCCGTCCACAGCGCGTAAGCCTTGAACGCGCCTTGCAGGCCCGCATTCACCACGATGGCAAAAACACCCAGCAGCAGAATCATTTTTCTTTCCCCTTCGCTTCCACGTATCCGTCCGCGCGCGCCGGTGCCACGCAATAACCGTGGGCCTTGAAACGCTTTCCTTCGCGCTGGACGGTGCTGAAAATCAATTTCCCGGTTTGCCTGCTCCGGTGCAGTCGAAAGCCGCAGCGGATACAGAAGCCGGGCTTCACTTGCGGCCCCGGATGCGTTGCCACAGGGACCGCGCCGCAGACAGGACCAGCCACGCGGCAATGCAAACGCTGGTCATGGGTTCGCCTCCATGCACAGGGAATGGATGCGCTGGCGGTCCTTCCAAAGGCCGCCGCAAACCTTGTTTCCTGGCTCGGAACAGATTTGCGAACCCGCGCGGTTCCAGAGCAGGATGGCATTGCATCCGCCCCGGTAATCCAGCGCGTTCACGCGCTTCACGATGGTGGACGTACAGAACGCGCGCCCACCGATGTTGTGGGCTAGTTGCGTGTAGGCGTCGAATTCCGCCTGTGCCAGGGGCGCGGTGATGCACCCCCGCAAACTGTTTTCGTAGGTCTGGGCCTCGCGCAAGGTCCGAACCACCGCGCCCACTGGCGTGATGGTGTCGCCGCGCTTCACGCCCTCAGTGGACCCGGCGCCGATGGTGGGGACGGCCCACCCATGCACCGGGTCCGCATAAGCTTTCAGCTCGATCCCCTCGCGCTGGACCAGGCCCACAAACCCGGCCGCGGAAAGGGTCAGCGCGGCCACTGCCACGCGGGTGGTGGTGGGGCTCACTTGGCGCCCTCCCCGCCCGTCAACGCCTCCAGTTCAGCCAGGTCGCGGCGGGCCTTGATGAATCGGTCCCACGTCCAGCCGATCATTTGCAAGACCAGCCAAACCACCGTCAGGACGTACACCCATTCCTGCAAACTGATTCCGGCCACCGCCAGGCCGCTGACTACAACAGGCGGCGCGCTTTTGTACGTCGCCGCCACAGCAGCAGATGCCGCCCCGTTGCCTATTTCCTCCGCTGCGTTTTGCATGCCGCTGCCTGGTCGTTAATAACCGGGCAATGGTCATCGTTTGCAGCCTGGCGGGCCTCTTGTGGGATTTCACACGCCACGAATCCAGCGCGTATGTTGCTAACCATTCGTTCTGAAATTCCAAACCATTCGGCAATGTCTTTGCGGGCAAAACCCCGTTGCGAGAATTCCCGGATGGCCTGGTCCCTCCACCGCCGGTAAACCTCCTGGCAGCTCCCCGGCTGGAGTATTTCCCCGCCGAAAGCGCGGGACAGTTTCACAGCATCGTCCCATCCGAGGATGCGGACTAACTCATGCTGCGGGGTCATAACTTCAGGGACGTACAGAATCACATGGGCGGCCATGGCGCCGGGGTAGCGTTTATCCCGCATGAGGCAGCGCGGCAACTGTCCGACTAGATACAGTGCCCGCTCGATCCCGATAACCTCCGCAATTTCTCGCACGCTGGCCGGCAATGCCATATTCCCACCTGTAAATTTCAATTATGGGATTGTAAGCGCGCGTGTATGCCTGGCCCGCGTGAATAGTGCGCGGGTGGCGGTGGTGGGGCTCGGTGGGGCCGGCAGTGCACCCCCTGGCGGCAGTGTACCGGGGTGCACTGGGGGTGCACTGTCCCTAAGTGCTTGTCACGCTTAGGTTTTTCGGCATTTTTGGACCGGCAGTGCACCCCAGTGCAGTGGGGTCCCTATTTAAGGTCGAACAAGTAACCACTGTGTTACATCCATCCCCCAAATGTCTAAATGCCTACACTAGGGTACACGGTACACTGTAATGGCTAAAAAGCCTTATGAATCAAGGACTTGCTGCAGTGTACCCAGGCAGTGTACCCATGCAGTGCACCCCCAAGGGGTACACTGTCCAGGCGCAAAAAAGCCGCCTCGGTGGGCGGCTTGGGCTGGTGTAGTCTCAGATTCCCGTCAGGCTTCGCCATCCGGCCCCGCCTCCGCGGCCTGCGCCGCCGCCGCTGGTGGGGCTTTCGCCGCCTTCATGCGCTCCAGCGCCTCCAGGGTGTTCAGGCGGGCCGCCGCGAACGCGCGGAACTCGGGCGCCAGGCCAGGGTTCCCGGCCGCTTGCCGCAGCTCGTCCAGGGGCATCAGGTCCACCAGCGCGGCGCCGTGCTGAAGGACGCCCCGCAGGCAGGCCACCAGCTCCAGGGTTGCGCCTTCCAGGCCCGCGCCGGCCGCCAGGTGGGCCAGCAGGTCCCGGCATTGGGACGCCACCAGGCGCGTGGTGGGTTGCAGCTTCGCGGGCGCCTCCGCCTCCAGTTTCACCAGCAGGCTTTCCAGTTCGCCGTTCATTGTTTCGATCTCCCTAATTGCAGAAAAGCCGGCACGGCGGCCGGCTCAGAATTGAATTCTAGGCGCGTTAAATGATTTCCCGCGTAAGTTTTTGCGCCTGGTCCAGCGCAAGCGTTGCCAGGATCATGACAAATTCCACGCGTCCATCCGAGTGGCACTAGGTCCGCCGGACGTAGGTTTCAGACTCCACCAGGCGCGTGAATGCCCGCCGCACTGATTTTGTGCATTGCTGCTCACGCTCGCCCACGGTTGCGGTTTGTCCGTGCATTGCGCCGCCGATGAATTTAGTTTGCATGGCCGGCGGCCCCCTCCAGTAGCAGGCGCGCGAAAACCTGGCGGAACTGCTCGCAATTCGTGTTCACGTCCTCCGGTGCCATGCCGAACGTGTCCGCAGCCACTTCCGCCCGTGCTAGTTGCCACAGGTCGTTTACCCGCTCGCGGCCCTGCTCCGCGGCCTTCGCGCCCGCCACCAGGTCCGCAACCACGGTGCCCGCCTGGTCGTCCGCCAGCTCCCACCCCCAGCGGCCTTGCATGCCCACGGACTCGTCCCCGGTGTCCTGATACCAGCGGATGCGGCAAAACGGCTTTGCCGCCCAGTGCTCTGGGATGCCTGCGGGAAGGTCGTCAAAGCCGGCCGCGTCCACCGTATGCACCCCGGCCACGAACCTGTCCACGGCGGCCTGGTCAGCGGCGCCGGGGTCGTCCTCGGGCTCGTCCATCAGCGGACCCGCATGCGGCTCCACCGCCTGGTCCGGCGTGATCCAGCCCCGCAGGCGGTCCACATACGGGCCGGACGGGGTGGTTATCTCAAAGCGGCGCGGCTCACCCAGCGGCGGCGCCCAGTGCTCCCCGCCGCGCCAGGTGTAGCCCTTCGCCTCCAGGGTGCGGATGGCAGCGGCGGCGCGCTCCGCCCCGCCCTCCAGCTCGTTCAGCGCGCGTTCCGTCAGCTCGTGAATGCGGTTCCCCAACTCCAGCGCGGTGGTTGCGGGCTCCACCACCAGGCCAGGCGCACCAGGCGGGCCAAACGGGTGGGCGTCGAATTGCATAACCAGGCGGTGGGCGGACTGCCACAGTTGGCGCGTGATGGTGCCCACCTGGACGCGGCCGGCGCCGTCCACATACCCCAGCAGGCGGGCCAGGTGATCCAGCGCGGAGACAGCGGCCATGATTGCCCGCGCGTCCTCGGGCTGGTCGCATGCGGCCACCAGGCGCGTGACGGTGCCGCCGGTTTCCGTGGCGGTGCGGCGGATGGTGGTTCCGTACTTCCCGGACAGGCTCCAGCCGGACGGGAACGGGATCAGGTCTTGAGTGCTCATGCTGTGTCTTTCGGTTGCGGCCGGAACGTTCCGGCCTAGCGGTTGTCAGGCGGCGGCCAGCGCATACCCGCGCCCCGCCCTTTTCGTGATCCCGTCGCGCTCCAGTTGGACCAGGTAACGCTGGGCCACGTCCGTGGCGGTGCGGAACGTGGAGCGGATGGCGCGGACGGTGGGCTGAACATCGCCGTTCCGCACTGCATCCGCCACGCGGGAATAGCGTGCGTCCGTGCCATCGGTCGTTCCGGTGTCGGCGCGGCCTTCGGGCGCAGCGGGACGCGGGACCGGGGCGCGGGGCGCCCTCTCCTGGCGTTCCGATTTCGGAACCGTGGCGGCCACCGGCGCGGGGACGGGGACGGTGGCGGCGGCCGGAACGATGCCCGCGGCCAGCGGAACGGACGCCACGGCGGCGGCCAGGCGGGACGTGGTGGGCGTTGCGTAGGCAACCAGCGGAGCGGGAACGGTGGGGATAACGGACGGGGCGGGGACGTGGACGGTGGGCGCGGGAACGGAACCAGCGCGGGCCGCGCGGAACATCAGTCCGGCCAGGCCCATGGCGCCCACGCCGGCCAGGACCACCAGCGCGGAACGGGCCACGGCAAAGGCCGCAACGTGCTCGCCAAGGACGGTGGACAAGGTGGGGCGGCGCGCGGCCTCGATGCGGGCCAGCTCCGCCACCAGCGCGGGCAATTCGGCGTCCACCGCGGTGGCCTGGCGCAACGCTTCAGCGCCGGCCGCGCGGCTCTCCGGGAACTTGGACTGGCTTTGTGCAGCCGCGTTTGCCTGAAGGCCGGCAATCGTCGCGCGGCGCCCGTCGATCATTGCGCGCAGTCGCAATGCCTGCGCCTGGTTCGCGTCCGCCACCTGGTCCGCGCGGGCCGCTAGGGTTAGCTGCGTCACGCTCATGGTGGCAATCTCGAACAGGACCACGGCGGCGGCCATCACCACCAGGCCGAGGCGGGCCGCGCGGGTGCCGTGGCGGGGCATGAGGGACGCCACGCCGAACGCGCCCAGCTCCACCAGGATCAGGACCACGCCGGCCAGCGTCAGCGCGTGGCGCGAGGCGTCGTCGGGCTCGGTGGCCTGAAGGCCCAGGACAAAAAACCAGCCGCCAGCGGTGGCCGCGGCCAGGCCCAGCAGGATGGCGCCCAAGCCGATGCGGCGGCAGGCGGACGGGGAAATGGGGGCGGAATGGTTCATGGTTAGCCTAGATATGTTTAAGTAATCTCAATTGCGGTTTTGAGCGGCTTTCCTGGTCTCTCGGGCTTCGCGCCTGGCCTGCTCCAGGTAGCGGAACAGGGGAAGGCGGCGGCCAGGATCAGCGGCGGACTCCAGTTCCCTGGCCCGCGCCATGATTTCGGGCGCAAACGCGGCGGCCTGGCGCTTCGCCTGCGCGGCCTGCGCCTTCGCGCGGGCCTCGGGGTCCGCCTCCAGGACCGCGCAGCGCGGGCAGTTCACCACCAGCGTGGGCCAATGGCTCCAGCCGGCGGACCGCGCGCCGTGCGTCTTGCCGCACAGGGACCGCGCGTAATGGCGGATGCCGGTAACGCGTTCCTGTTCCGTGGCCGGGACCGCGTGGACCACGGAACCGCCCCCGCGTTCAAAACCGTTTGCGCAGCGGCCCGCCAGGACGGCGGCCAGGATAATTTCCCGGTCTTGCGGCGCGCTGGTGGTCATGCCGCCTCCGCCAGTTGCAGGCCCGCCACCGCGGCCATGGTCGCCGGGTCCTTGGCCCATGCCACGCTGGTGAAATGCGCCACCGCCGCGGGGTCCTTGATGCGCCGCCACGATGCCCAGCGGTTGCCCTGAATCACCCACTTTTCCGGCTCATACGCGGCCGGGATTTGTGATTGCTCGTTGTCCACCAGGACGGTGGTGAACGTCACACATCCGCGCGGGTCGTTCTCGCAATCGTTCACCTTGCGGTCCGCCAGGATGAACGCGGCGCCGTGGCTCACAACCAGGTCACCGGGGAACAGGTGATGCGTCGAAACGATTTCACGCGCGCAGGCGTGCAAGACAGGGGCGGGGGCTTTCATAGGTCCTCTTTGGTTGCGTTGTCATCCGGCGGCGCCGGGGCCTTGAACTGCTCACTGGATTGCCCAGCGCGCTGGACAGTCCGGTGAACCCACCAGGCGGCGGCCTGGTGGCGGCGGATCAGTCGTCCAGTGCGATCAGAAGCGCGTGGGCGGCGGTGGCCTCGCGCGTCCACATAGACGCCGCGTGCTTCGCCTGGTCGCGCCGCTGGACGATGGCGCGGGCGCCGGCCAGGTCCAGCCGCAACGCGGTGAATTGCGCCACCAGCCCAAGGCCCAGCGCGTCCGCGGTGTGCTTGATGGATTGCGCCACCGCATGGGCGCGGCGGTCCTCCAGGATGCGGCGGACCTCGGAAGCGGTCAGGACGAAAAACCGCCGGCCGGGCGCGGCCTTCAGGAAATCCACGGCGCCGCCGGGGTGGGCTATGAATGTCAGTTGTTGCATGGTGGTCCCTCGGGTTGTGGCGGTCAGGCCGCCTGTTGTGAATCTGTTTCCAGTGGGCTACCTGGCACGCCAGGCAATCCACTGGAACCGGCCCCGCAGGGCCGGCCCCGCTGCATTAGTCGTACTTCGCTTGCGTCACGGAGGCGTCCACCAGGCGTTCCCACTCATCGGCGGGAACGTCCTCCGTCCGGCTCCACGCGCCCAGCCCTATCAGCGTGGCGCGCATGTGGCGCGCTTCCGCCTCGGTGGCCTCGGTGCCCATGCGCTTCGCAAGCGCGGCCAGGTCCATGGTTTCGGTGATCTTCATGTGTCGTTTCTCCAGTTGCCCCACGGCACCGCGCCGCGGGTCCTGCCTGTCCGGCAGTTGATGCCATGGCGCGATTATGCGCACGCCTGTTTACGTCTGTAAACACCCCGAATGTGAAAAAGGCCGCACGCGGCGGCCTGGTGGTGGGGAAGGGCTGGTCTAGTGCCTAAAGCCGGGGATGCCAGCCTCCGCGGCGGCCTGGTGAAACGACACGCGCCGCAGGGTCCGCCGCGCGGTCAGCGGCAGGAAAGCGGGGTCCGTACACAGGACCAGGACCCCGCGGGGCTCCACCGGCTTACCGTAGTCCTCGCCCGCGTCCCATACCTCCACCAGCCCAAAGTGGCGCCGCAGCGCCTCCGCGTGCAATGTCTTGCCGCAACCCTGCGGGCCGAACACCACCACGGATTCCGGGGCGCCGGCCAGGCGCGTGGCGCGTTCCGAGGCGGCGGCGGCCTTCTCGCCGCGGGACTTGTAAAGTTGCTCACTCATCGTTTTTTCCTTCTCCAGTTCTTGCCCCATACGGGACCGGCGGCGGGACCCACAGCAGGTTCCGCCCGTTGCTTCTCTTGCCCTGGTCCCCGTTCAGCTTGCGGATTGCCGTTGCCGCCTTCGTGCAGTCGGACGCGGTGGGCTTGTCCATGCCAATGGCAATCAGGCAATCCGTGGCGGTGCGCCATCCCCATTGCGCCGCGTCCGTAACGCCCCAGTCCAGCCTGGTCTGGATGCGTTCCTCAACGGGATCAATCTGTGCGAAATGCTCGTTTTGCTCGTTGACCGCAGCATGCTCCAGCGGGTCCAAATGGAACTGGGCGCCGCCCTTCCACAGCTCCAGGACTTGCGCCCATACCTGTTGCATGTCCAGGTGTGGGTGGGTGAAATCAATTGCTGCGCATTCGATGGTCCAGAACCGGCGGTTGCCTGTGTTGTCGATCAGGTAATGCTTGGGGTTCACGGAACCGAAAAACACGGTCCGGCGCCCATAGTTGCTGTCCTTTTTGGCGAACGCGCGGCGCAGCGTGTCCTTGCCCTTCGTGATGAACGCTTTCAGCGCGGCAATGTCGGATTTCTTGAAAGTGCCGTCCAGCTCGCCCAGCTCGGTAAGCCAGTGGCTAACCGCCTGGCGGATGCTGTCCTTATCGTCCAGGCGCAGCGTCACGCCTTCCTTTGCCAGTCCCAGTTCCCGCGGAACCAGGTTCAGCATCCATTTCGTTTTGCCCAAGCCCTGCGGGCCTTGCAGGACCAGCGCGCCTTGCGCCTCCACGCCGTTAGGGCTGAACGCCGCCGCGATGGCGGACACCATCCACCGGAAAATTAGCGCGTCCTTCAGGCTGCGCCCGTCCTCCAGGCGCACGTCCTCCACCGGCGTGATGGTGGCGAACATATCGGGCAGGCGGTCCACGCCGTCCCATGGCCTGGATGTTACCCACGCAACCACCGGGTTGAATTGGTTTGCATCCGCCAGGAACGTCAGGAACGAACCAAGTTTCTCCGTGGACATACGGAAGCGGGCGCACCAGGATTCAATCCAGGCAATGGACGCGTTCGCCTGGTTGTCCACGCTGAACCCGCGGCCGGGGATCAAATATTCTTCCTCTTTTGAAATCACGTTGTAGCGGACCACCACGCGCAGGCGCTTCAGGATTTCGGCCAGGTTCTCAATGGTGGACAAGACCTTGCCTTTGCCCCCCACGTCCGGCAGCGAAAAAACGTCCACGTCCTCCGGCCGGGGCTCCACCATGTCCTCGCCGCCGGCCAGCTCCACCAGGTCCGTCCGCGTGGGCGGGGTGGGGTCGTTGGCGGCCACCGGGATGGCCGCGCCCAGTTGGCGGACCACTTCGGCGGCCCCCTCGCGCTGGTGTAGGTCGTTGAAGTCGGTGGGCTCGCCGTCCAGGTCAGCGAACTGGGGGACCACAACGCGGCAATTGATAACCTTCCCGGCCTCGGTTGCGTGGTAAACGCCAGGGTTTGGTTTTGGTTGCGTAGTCCACTGGTCGTTATCCGCCGCGATCAGGAACGTATGGCCGGCCATGGCGTCCGCCAGCGCCTCCGCCACCGCAACCAGGTTCCCCGCGTCGAATGCCACCGCCACCGTCCAGCCGGTACATTCATGAATGCTCGCGCCGGTGGCGTATCCCTCGCATATCACCACCATGGCGCCAGGCTTGGGGGCGCCGATCAGGTGGAACCCGCCTTTTTTCTTGCCGTTGCGCAGAAAATCCTTGTCCCGCCCCAGCTTCGGATGCTTGTCCGGGAAAATGGCTTGCAGGTTCATCACCTTGCCGGCCTGGTTCATCACAGGCACCAGCAGCGCGTCCGGTACGTCCAGCCAAACGTCCCCGGTTTCATCGTCAGTCTTGACCCAGCGGCCCACGCGCAGGCCATGGGCGCGGACGCCTTTGCGCACCAGGTAACGGTGGGCATCGTCCGCCGCGGGGGCTGTCGCCAGGATTTCGTTTGCGCGCCTGGCGGCCTCGCCCTGCCTGGCGCGCTCCGCGGCCTCGCGCCGCTTGCGGGCCGCCTCCAGCTTGGCGTCCGCTTCGGCGCGCTGTTCCGCGGAAAGCGGCTTGCCGCCGGTGGTGGCGGTCCAGGTGGAGCGGGTGCCACGCTTCCAGCATCCAAATTCACCAGCAGGCACGCCGTCCATAAACAGGACATACCAGCCGTTTTTCGTGCGGGGCGGGTCGCCGTCCACATGGAACCGCGCCACGTCATCGTCCAGCGTGGGCGCGATAGCGTCATCCGTGCGCAGTCCGGCGGCGGCCATGGCCGCGCGGAACTGGCTGATTGCTTCGTCCTCGCCCATTTCCGTGGCGGCCATCATTGCGGCCACCTGGCTGGGTTGCGGTTGTTCATAGGTACTCCACGGAAGGGGATGCATAAAAAAGGGCGGCGGTGCATCCGTGGTGGCCGCCTCGTCGCCGGGGGATCAGTCCAGCCAAGCCCGGAAAACACACAGTCAGGCCGCGCGCTTCGCGGCCCACTGCCTTAGAACCTCGGTTTCTAGTTGGTGCCTCGCGGTCCATCCGCGCTCGATCTGCACGCCGTCCAGGTAAGCGCGCCGCTCTGTCACGGTTGCGAGCGCAACCACGCTGGCGGCTTCGCGGGAAACCAGGATGGCGCGGACCGCTTCAGCCAGGCGCCGCCGCTCGGGCTCGCCTCGCTTTGCGCTGATGCTTTCCAGCTCGGTGCGCCGCTTCAGCGGGTTCATGTTCGCCAGCGTCAGCGCGTGGCAATGCGTCCGCCATTCCTCGGATGCAGTGTCCACACGCCGGCCGTCCGGCAACTCGCCATGGTTCACGCGGCGGCCCTTTTCTTGCTCTGTCCGGCGGCGGAATTGATGTTGCTCAGCTTCAGTTCCAGCAGTTCCAGTGCATCGCGCGGAATCACGCGGTTGTCTCCCTCGCATCGCCAGATGCGGACGGTTTGCTCTTTGCGGCCCAGCAGGTCCGCCACGCGCGTGGCTTTCAACCCATGGGCGTGCATCAGTTGGCGCAGTCGCTCGGTGCGTTCGTTCATTCCAGGATTGTGGCCCATGCGTTGATGCCCGTAAACAGTTTACGCGGCGGACAGCATGGCCTCGATTTCCTGGACCTCCAGGCGCCAGGACTCCGCCAGCGCGGGCCAGCCGATCAGCGCGGCCTGCGCCAGGCGGTCCTGGGCCAAGGTCCGCGCGGATTCCAGCCGCTTGCGCATGCCCGCCATCGGCGCCAGGCGGCGGCGGATGGCCGCAGCGGCGGCGGACAGGCGTGTGGGCGGGGTCGCGCTGGTGGGCGGGGCATCCACCAGCCGCAGGCGCCCGCGCGCGTCCTCGGGGCTGAACGCGGCCAGGTCGGCGGCCCCGGCGGTGGTCAGGCACCAGCCGGCGCGGCAACGCTCCACGCGCCCCGCGCCCGCCTGGTCCTGGAGCGCCGGATAGATGGACCTGGCGCGGATGCCGAGGCGTTCAGACAGTTCCGCCACGCTGGCGGGGCCTGCGGCCAGCGCGAACAGAACGCGCAGTGTCAGGGTCCCGGACCGCAGGCCGGTTTTCCCGGCGGCGCCGGTGGGGCGGGTGGTACAGCTCATTTCATTTCTTTCGCGCGTGCGATGGTTGCCAGCGCATCGTCCGGGGACCGCCACACTTCGGCGGCGGCGCCCATGCGTTTCATTGCAGACAGGAATTCAGTTTGTTTCGGGCTCAACTTCCCGCCCACGTCCTTGACCTCCCCGAACACGGCGCGGCCAATGGTTTTGCCCACCATGTCCTGGGTAATCACCACCGGCAGAACGCCGAACGTGTCCGAGAAACCCACCGGCAACCCGGTGTCAAAGGGCCGCGCCCCGTAAATCACCACGTCGCCGCGGTTCACGGACACGGCCATGGGGCCGCTAGGACGGAATACCTTGGAACCCGTCCAGCCGCGGCCCACGTTCGCGCGGAACAGGGGCAAAAGGCCGGCCAGGGCATTGCGGATGCGGTTTTGTGTGCCGTGCTCGGTGCTCATCCCGCAAGCGTGCCCAGCAGGCCGCCGCGCGGCCTCTTGTGGGATTTCTCAGCGCGGGGGCGCGATCCAGGACGAATGCAGCGCGGGGGCGCGGGGACGGCGCCACAGGTCCACGCGCAAACTGTTTGCGCGCTGCGGGGCCTCGGGACGCGGGCGCATCAGCGCCAGGTGGCGGACCACCCCGGTGGGGCTGGAAATGACGCGGACGCATTTGCGCCCGGCGCGGACCACCGCAGGCGCGAACGCCTGATGTGGCCCACGATGCACCGCGCGCCGCTCGGTGCTCGTCGCCATCATTCGCCGTCCTGGTCCTGGTCGGTGATCTCGCCTTGGGCGGCCTTCGCCTGGCGTGCGCGGGCGCGTTCCTCCGCCTTGGCGCGGGCCTCGTTCAACTTGCCGTGCTCGGTCAGCAGGCCCAGCAGCGCAGCGGCGGGGATATGCACTTGCGTGCCCTCGTCCACCTTGCCGCCAGCGGCCAGGCGCTTTTCCAGGTCCGCCAGTGCCACGCGCGTGGCCTTCGGCAGTTGCCCCATGAACACGTCCAGTTCTTCCACCAGGCTACCCACCACCTTGGGCGGCAACGGCTTGCCGTTCATGGTCCCGCGGGTGATTTTCTTTTTGCCCTGGCCGGCCGCCTTGTCCAGCTCGCCGCGCAGGAACGCGCCCGCGTTCTCTCCATACTTGCGCACCACGTCCACCGCCACGGCGGCGGCCACGGCGCCGGACTTCACCAGCGCGTGAACGTCATGATTCGCATTCGCCAGGATCAACAACCCGTCCACATGCTGGCGGGTCTTTGAAAACATCTTGGCGATTTCCTCGGACGAAAGGCCAAAACCCTGTAGCCGCTTATACCCGCGGGCCAGCTCCAGCGGTCCAAGTTTCTTGCCCTCTTGACTGTCAATAATCCGCTTCGTGCGGTCCACGTCATTTCCGCGGAACTGCTGAACCTCCACCCAAAATTCCCCGGTCTTGGGGTCGCGCAGGGGCAAGCCTTCAGCCAGGGCAGCGGAATAGACCCAGTGGCGGTTATGCCCGTCCACGATATAAACGCCGCCGTCCGAACCCACGCGGACCTCGATAGGCGGGAACGTGCCCCCCTGGCGCAGGTGGTTCAGCATCGCCTCGCGGTGGGCCGCCAGGGATTCGTCCTCGTCGCGCAGGTTGAAACCAGGTTCAATTTTCAGGGTTTCAAAATTCACCTGAACCGCATGCGCGCGTTTGAAAATGCCTTCGTTCAACAGGCTTTTGAAGGTGTGTTGCGTCATTTTTCGCCCTCGTTGCGGTTGAATGGCCGCGCGCGCGTGGCATGCGGCATGTGTTTACAGATGGGAATTATGACGTATCGTAACTGTTTACGTCCGTGAATCCTACACGAATGCGGGGGTTTTCTCCTTCGGCCTGGCCGCCCAGCGTTTGAAGGCCCACGCCTGGGGGCTGGGATAACCCCGCCGCTGTCCGATTGCCACCAGCTCCGCCAAGTTCTTGGCGTCTCGTTCCTCGCGCTGTCGTTCGTAGCGCATCCGGCGGCGGTCCTCGTCCGTCAATTCCACCAGGTCCCCGTCCTCCACCTCGATGGCGCGGGCCTCGGGTTTCAGCTCGCGGTCACAGTGCGGGCAGCGGAGCGGCAGGGGCCGGCGGATTTGCATGAAACAGGCGCATTCGTAGGGCGGTGGCGGGCCTTCCCGCTCACTCGCCCCGCCGCTGGTGGCCTCGCGCCCCTCCAGGGACCATTCCCGTTCGTCGTCAGGGAATCCGTGCAATTTGAAGTTTCCGGCGTGATCCAAAATGATTGCGGTTTTACCCGGCGCCGGGCGCAGCGCGCGGCCCACCTGTTGCAAATGGAGTGCAAGGGATTGCGTGGGCCTTAGCTGCATCACGCAATCCACTGTCACGTCCCGTTGCGCAATGGCGGACAGGTCGAAACCTTCCCCGAACAGGTCCACATTGAAAATCACGGACAGCAGGCCCGCCGCGTAATCCTGAATGATTTTGCGGCGCAGGTCCTTGCGCGTCCCGCCGTCCAGGTGCGCGGCGGGAATACCCGCGGCCACAAACTGCGCGGCCAGGTGTTGCGAGTGCTCCACCGTCACACCAAACCCCACCGTCCGCAATCCATTTGCGTGGCGCAGCCAATGGGTAATTGCGTCCCCTGTCAGCTTGGGTTTGTTCATCCGCTCCGCGGCCTGGCCGCGCGCCCAGTCGCCAGCCTGGCGGCGGACCCCGGACATATCGGGTGCGCTGGGTGCAAATGCTTTATACGGGCTCAGGTGCCCGTTTTCGATAAGCCAGGCCACGGACGGGCCTAAAACGATTTCATCAAAGTAGGCGTCCAGCCCTTTACCGTCCAAACGCTGCGGGGTGGCTGATAGGCCGATATGGATGGACCCGGACCACGCCTGCATCACCGCGGCCCAGCCGGCGGCGCCGATATGGTGGCATTCGTCCCAAATTGCCAAGTCGGGGCGCGGGATGAACGCCACGCGGTTTTTCAGGGTGTCGATGCTGCAAACCTGGACGCGTTTCGTGGGGTCCAGCGGCCGGCCCGCGGCAATGATGCCGTGATCCAGTCCGTATTTGCGAAACGTCGCGCTGGTTCCCTCCACCAGCTCCGCGCGGTGGCAAATGAAATAAACCACGCGCCCCCGCGCCGCCGCCTCCGAGGCCATGAACGTGGCAATGGCCGTTTTCCCCGCGCCGGTGGGGGCCTGCAACAGAATGCGCCGCCGCCGCCGCAATGCCTGGCGGGCGCGCTCTATCACGTCCCCTTGATAGTCCCGTAGCGAAATCACTCTTTATCCCTGGCGCTCCAATATGACGCCCCGGATATTTCCAGCGCCCGGCGGAAATAGGTGTGAACCCGCGCACATTCCTAAATGGTTTGAAGTGTGTCACGCCAGTTCACAGTTCCCGCGCGGCTCCTCCCCGCATAACATCCGTCACTAATGTTTCAAGATGTTCACGCGGAATCACGCGGAATCACGCGGAATCACGAACCACGATTGACGGGGAAAGAAATGAATCCTGGCGTTTACAGCAATCTCAGCAATGCCGAATACCACGCGGGCGCCGGCACGTCGAAAAGCGGCCTGGACCTGGTGAACCGCTCGCCGGTGCATTTGCGCCACGCGCGTGATGCCGCGAACGATTCCGGCGGCCCCACGCCCGCGCAGCGCATCGGAACCGCGTTCCATTCTCTGGTCCTGGAACCGGCAGAATTCGTGCGGGAATACTGCCTGGCCCTGCGCCCGCAGGATGCGCCGGGCGCGGTGGCGGACCGGGACACGCTGGTGGCCCGCGTCCAGGCGTTGAACGCCACCCGCAAACCGAAACTGTCCACCAGCGGAACGAAGGCGGAAATGGTTTCCCGCCTGGTGGCCGCGCAAATGGATTCTGGCGTTCCGCCTGAACTGCAACTGCCTGCGGAAACCTGGTCCCTCCAATCCGCGGCGGAACTGAAAACCGCTCTGGAACGCGTCAACCAGAACCGGCCGGGCCTGCTCCCCACAACCGGAACGATGGCGGAACTGGCGGAACTCCTGCGCCAGGCGGGGGAACACGTCACGCTCTGGACGGACGTGAAAGCGGAGTGGGAACGGAACAACGCCGGGCGCATCGTTCTCACGCCGGAAGAATGGGACCAGCTCCACCGCATGCGGGACGCGTTGATGGCCCACCCCAAGGCCGCCGCGCTGTTCTCGATGCCCGGCGGGGTGGCGGAACAGTCCGTTTACTGGACGGACCCGAAAACCGGGGAACTGTGCCGTTGCCGGCCGGATTATTGGATCAAGCCGCGCGGGTTCCTGGTGGACCTGAAAACCACCGAGGACGCGTCACAAGCGGGGTTCGCTCACAGCATCCAGAAATGGCGCTATCACGTCCAGGACGCGTTCTACATGGACGGAACGCGCGAAGCTATCCGCCAGGCGGGGCTGGACATTCCCGAACCGCGGCAATTCATTTTCATCGCGGTGGAGAAAAACGCTTGCGTGGTGGACGGACAGGCCAAAGGCGTGGGCGTGTATGTCCTGGACGCGGAATCCAAGGAAATCGGCCGGATGGAATACCGGGCGGACCTGGACCGGCTCCACGAATGCAACGCGTCCGGGGTGTGGCCTGGCTACTCCAACCAGGTGCAACCCATCGGCCTGGCGGCCTGGTACATCGCACAGAAAACCGCCGCCGTGGGCGCGGCCTGAAACAGTTTCATCACCAGCAACAGAAAAGCATGGGCATCCTGAATATTGAACTTGCCGAACGTGAAGGCGCGCGCCTGGTCCTCGGACTGGGCGGGCAAAGCGGCGGCGGGAAAACCTTCACCGCGCTGCAAGTGGCATGGGGCCTCGCAAACTACGATGCAAGCCGCGTGGGCCTGCTCTGCACTGAAAACCGCCGCGGCCGGCTCTACGCAAACGCATTGCGGGATTCGTCCGGCAAGGTTCACCGTTTCAAGGTCGGGGACCTGGTGGCCCCGTTTTCCCCGAATCGGTACATTGACGCCATCGCGGAATTTGCCGCCGCTGGCGTGGACGTGCTGGTGATCGACAGCGTTTCGCACGAATGGGAAGGGCTTGGCGGGTGCGAGGAAATCGCCATGGTGAACCCCGCAAAACCGAACTGGAACACGGCAAAGCGTGAACACAAGCGGTTCATGAATGCCATGCTTCAATCCCCCATGCACATCATTGCGTGCCTGCGCGCGCGCGAAAAGGTCCGCGTCACGGAAGGCGGGCGCAAGGTCGAATCCATCGGGGTGCAGCCGATCCAGGAAAAGAATTTTGTCTTTGAACTCACCGTGTCCGCCATGTTGTGGGCCGGCGGAACCCAGCGCGAAATCCTGAAGTGCCCGGCCGAACTGGAACCAATTTTCGGCAAGACCGGGGAATGGGCGGAAGGCTATTTGACCGCGGAGCATGGCGCCAGGCTGCGCGCGTGGGTGGACGGCGCGAAGCAGTTGGACCCGGAAATTCAGCGCGCGCGTGAATCCCTCCAGATGGTGGCGGAACAAGGTCTGGAAGCGTTGCAATCGGCCTGGCTCGCGCTCCCCGCAAACGTCCGCGCCGCAATCAATCCCAAGGGGTGCCCGGCGGACCTGAAGGCCGCCGCCCAAGAATTTGACCGGCTCCGCGCCGAGGCGCAACCCGGCGGCCAGGAATTGGCGGACCTGAACGCGGAAGTGGGGGCGGCCAAGGAATGAAAGCGCAACGCCTGGCGCAACGCCTGGCGGCCCTTCACCAGGACGCGGTGGGGCCGGCGGCCGGCGCCCCGGAATACCTCCAGCCGGCGGACCTGGTGCGCCGCTGGGATTCCGCCGTGGCCGCTGGGACCCTCGCAAACTGGCGGACGCGTCAAAGCGGCCCGCCGTTCATCAAACTGGGCGGCCAGGTGCTTTACCCCATCGGGGACCTGGTGCAGTGGGAGCGCGCCCAGCTCCAGCCGAAAGGAACCGCAAATGGATGACGCGGACCGCGCGCAGGACCGCGCTGAACTGGAGCGCCAGGCCGGCGTCCGCCACCAGCAAAACCAGGCCACGCTGAACGCGCGCCCCGCGCCTCGGGGCTACTGCCTGAACCTGAACTGTTGCGAGGAATTCCCGGCCGGGGATCAGCGCATTTTCTGTAATGACAAGTGCAGCGCGCAGGCCGCGCGCCGAAAGTAAACCGCCATGGCATCGGTAAACAAATTCATCATCATGGGCAATCTCGGGGCGGACCCGGAATTGCGATATACCCCGAACGGCGCCCCGGTGTGCTCCATCAGCGTGGCAACCACGCGGACCTGGAAAAATGACGCGGGCGCGAAGCAGGAAAAAACGGAGTGGCACCGCGTCACCCTCTGGAACCGCCTTGCGGAAATCTCCGCGGAATACCTTAAAAAGGGGCGCCCCGTCTATATTGAAGGGCGGATGGAATACGGGAAATATACGAACAAGGACGGGGTTGAAATGCCCACCGCCACGGTGGTGGCGGAAAGCCTGCAACTCATCGGCGGCCAGGAATCCGGCGCCCCGCGCCAGGCTGGTGGTTCCGCCCCGCGCGCCCCGGCCCCGGCCCCGCGCACCAGCTCCGCCCCGCCGCCGGCCTCGCGCCCGTCCACTGGCTTCAATGACATGGACGATGACATTCCGTTTTAGGACGAACCGGCCTGAAACAGTTTCAACCACCACCAGCAGGAAATCCGCATGAGTCTCTACATCCGCAAACCCGTTTCCGCCCGCGCGGTCAGCGGTTCCGAATATCACGATGGCACCATCGTTGCCATTCACCCCACCCAAAAGGGGAATTTCTACGAAATCAAGCGCAAGGACGGCGCCGGCAATTTCAAGACCCGCGGCGCCTGCATCCGCCCCCGCGGCGCGAAGTGAGGGACCAGGCCATGGAAATCACGTCCAAAGAAATGGTCCGCATCAGCCTGGCGGCCCGCGTGCGCCTGGTGCTCCACGTCCTGGCCGGCCTGGTGCGCAAGCATGCGCCCCGCGTGGCCGTCCCGCTGGCCCACGCGGGCCTGGACGCGCTGGCGTTCCTCTGGCGCGCGTTCGCGCTCTCGGTCCTCTGGACCTGGTTCGTTCAGCCCACGTTCCCGTCCGTGCCGGCCTTGAACCTGGCCCACGCCGCCGGCCTCGCGCTGGTGGTCCGGTTCCTGGTCACGAACGCCCCGCTGGAAATCGTCCAGGCGGAATTCCTGGAAATCAGCAAACGGGAGCGCCACACGGCGGCCTTTGGACTCCCCGCCGTCGCGCTGATGCTCGGATGGGCGGTCCACTCCACGTTCCCCGTCTGACGTTGCGCGCGCAATGAACCAGGCCGCCCGTGGGCGGCCTTTCCTTTTCCTCCGGCGCCTAGCGCCGCTGGATCTTTCCAGCCCCCGGCGCGGAGCGCCGCAAGCCTTCCTCCTGCCTTCGGCGCGAATGCGCCGCTGGCCTTCACCTGGCCCGCCAGGCTGCGGCGCCGGCAATGGAAAAGGCCCACCGTGGTGGGCCTCTCGTCTGACTGGCTTTCAATCCTCCCCGCCGCCATTCGGTTTCTCTGCCTCCACTTCGCACGCATACCCGCGGCTCTTGTCCAGCGAATGCGTTACGCGCGTAACGATCCATTCCCCGTTCACGCCGTCCCGGAACCCGGCCAGGTTCAGCAGGCGTTCCGCTGTCACCTCGGGATTGCCCGGCATCGTCAGCGCCAGGCGGCCGGTCCCGCGCCGGCGGCGGTCCAGCTCCGCGGATGCCGCGGCGGTGGCGTCCTCCGCGGACGTGTACGGGGTCCGCAGGACCTTCACGGGCTCGCCGCTGCCCACCTTGATTTCCTGGCGCCTGGCGGCCTTTGTGGCGTGCCAGTGGGCAACCACGGTGCCGGGGCTATCGCGCCGCGCCAGGGTCAGCCGGAAGGACCCGCAATCCGAGGCGGCCACCGCAATGGGCGTCATGTCCTGGCCGGATGCGGTCTTGCCTTCGCCGCGCTTCAGGACCACCAGCGCGCCGCCGCCTGGCTTCACTAGCGCATCGTATTTTTTGCAAACCCGGATCAGGAAACTAAGGTCCGATTCCTCGGTCTGGTCCAGGTGCGGCAGGCCCACCGCCTGGAGCGCGGGGGACACGGCGGGTTTCAACCCGTTGTCCTTGGCAATCTTTTCTACCATCGCGCTTAACTTCGTCCCCTTCGGCCAGGACCGGGACTTTTGCGTTTGCAACCATTTCTTGCCGCCGTTCGTCGCCTCATACGGGGCCGCCCGCGCGCGGATAACCATGTCCCCCGGCCATCCGTTCAGCTCGATCTCGTCCACCACGAACAGGCCCATGCGCTGCGCCTGGTTGTCATACCCCAGCCACAGTTCCAGCTCCGCGCCAGTGCGCGGGATGGGGATGGGGCTGTCCGCCGGGTCGGCCAGCGTGATTTCCAGGGAATCCGCGTCCGCCCCGGTTTCGTCCGTCAGCCGCAGGCCCATGAACCTGGCGGCCAGGCGGTCCGTCACGTCCTGGCTATCCGCCACCAGGCGGAAAACGGGCTTCAATCCCATAGCTTCACGCCCTGTTTCTTCGCGGCCGGGGCGGCAACCACCGGCAAAACGATTTCAAGCCCCATCGGCAGGACGGGGCCGAGCGCGGCCAGGCCGGGGTTCGCCCCCAGGATGGCGCCCACATAAGCCGCGGCGCCGCTGTTGTAGTAACGCCATGCGATGGCGTCCACCGTATCGCCGTCGCTGGTCCTGTAGGTGTCAGCCATTGCCCGGAATCCTGCTCAGAATGCTGGACGCGGAGCGCGTGGCATTTCGCAGCATGCCGGAAACGCGGTCCGCGGATGAAACGGCGCCTTGCACCGCGCTGATTGCGCTCATAGGGCTCCCCCCGGCCTGGCGCAGGCTTGAAAGCGTGTTGCGTAGGCACTGGGACGCGGACGCGGGGAACCGCGCCAGCGCGGTGGCATCGCTCACGATGGCGCGCGCGGATGCCGTCACGGATGCGAACGTGGAACCGCTGCCCAGCAGGCCGGTTGCGCGTGCAACGCTGCCTTGCAGCTCGCCCGTCGCCTCGTTGCAGCGCGCCACGCATCCGGCCACGCTGGACGCGGCGGCGCCTATGCCGGCCTTCGCAGCGTCCACCAGGCCGGCCACCCCGCCCAGTTCCCCGGTGGCGGCGGTGGCGGCGGCGGCGGACCTGTTCAGCAGTCTTTGTATTTCCCCGGCCGCATCCTCCGGGGACTGGAATGCACCATCCTCCGCGCCCCCCTCGCTGGCCGCGGCCTCGGGCTCGTCCACCGGATAGTCCCCGCCCACGCCTGGCACGATGTCCGCGGCCTTGCGCAGCTTCACCGTGAATTCCTGGCGCCGCGCCTGGCCGCCGGCCCCGAACAGTCGCGCGGATTCCTCCACGCCCTCGATGGCCCACATGCCCCAAACGGCGCCCATGCCGTCCACCAGCAGCAGCGGGAAACCCTGCGCGGCCAGGTTGCGCAGGTCTTGCACCTGGCTGGAACCGCCCCGCCAGTCGGGGTAAATCACGCCGGACAGCGTGACAGCATCGGCACCAGGTCCGAGGAATTGCAGCGCATCCAGTTGCCCCAGCAACTCCTGGCATGCCCACCGTTGCTCAGTGGTCCGCTTGAAATCGTTGTAAGCCGCAGTATTAATGCCGAACTGGAATGTTCCCAGTTGCATCATTACGTCCTGGCCCATGCTCTTGATGGCGCCGCTCATTTAGTACCCCTCCGCCTGGTCATACATGGCGCCGCGGCGGCTCACCGCGTTGCGCTTCTCCAGCTCGCGCGCCACTCTGTCCGCCAGTTGCCTGGCGTCCTCGCCGGGTTGCTGCGTGATGTGGAACGTGTTGTTTTGCGTCACCTGGACCGGCCGCGCGGCCGGGGCCGCGCCTCGGGCCGGGGCCATGGCCGGGACCGCGGGCGCCGGCAGCGGCGGGGCCTGGACGGCGCGGGCCGGCGGCTCCTGCGCGCGCTGCACGCCTGCGCCCACCACCACCAGCGCGGGCGCGGGGGCCGGCGCCTGGCCAGCCGGGGCCGGCGCGGGGGCCTTGGCGCGCTGGGCGGCCTCGCCCACCACCACCGGCGTGGCCGGGGCCGGCGCGGGCCGCTGCGGGGCCGCTGGAGCGGCTTGCGTGGCCGGGGCGGGGGCCTGGACCTGGACCACCGGCGCCGCGGGCGCCTCGGGCCGCCTGGCGCGGCCGGCGGCCTCGCCCACCACCACCGGCGTGGCCGGGGCCGGCGCGGGCCGCTGCGGGGCCGCTGGAACGGCTTGCGTGGCCGGGGCGGGGGCCTGGACCTGGACCACCGGCGCCGTGGGCGCCTCGGGCCGCCTGGCGCGGCCGGCGGCCTCGCCCACCACCGGCGGGGTGTCGGCGGGGCTGGCCCCGTCCGGCGCCCGCGCCATGCGCGCCTGGACCCACCGCGGCGCGTCCTGCGCGGCGGTGGTGCGGCCGGCGGCCGGGGCTGGGGCCGGGGCCGGCGGGGCGGCGCGCTGGGCGGCCTGGCCCACCACCAGGACCGCAGGCACGGCGGGGGCCGGGGCCGGCGCCGAGGCGGTGGCCGCCGGCCGCAGCGCGGCGGGCGCAGCTCCACCAGGCTGGGGCGCAGCAAAGGCCGGCGCCAGGGGCGCCGCGGCCACCGCGGCGGCCACCGCCACGGCGCGGCCGGCGGCCACCGGCGTGGGCGCTTGGCGCGCGGGCTCCGGGGTGGCCTGCCTGGAGCGCGCCGCGGCCTGGCCCACCACCAGCGGCGCCGGGGTCGGGGCCGGGGCGCCTGGCGCCGGCAGCGCGGGGGCGGCGGCCGGGGCCTTCGGGGCGCCGTCCTCGCTGGAAAACCAGCTCTTGACAGTCCGCCAGGCGTTGCCCACCCACTCCAGTTTTTTGGTAATCCGGTCCAGCGCGCCGTCCGCGGCCTGCGTGATGCTGGCCCACAGGTCCGCGAAAAATCCCTTAATCGGCTCCCAGTTCTGATAAATCAGGACCGCCGCAGTTGCCACCGCAGCAAAAACCAGCGTTAGCGGGTTCGTGAGCATTGCCAGCTTTAGCGCGTTGAATGCGAACGTCACCGCGCCGATTCCCATGGGAAGCAACTTCAGCGCGGCAAACACTGCGGCAAAGGTCGTGATCCCCTGCGCCAGGCCGCCCACCAGGCCGCGGTTTTCGCGCACCCAGCTTGCCGTCATGCCCACCAGCGGACCCACGCCGCCCATCAGGCTATTCACCGCGGGCAGCAGAATAGAACCGATGTTCACGCCCAGTTCCGTGAACACGTTTTGCGCAATCTGCCATTGCGAAACTGTCAGTTCTTTTGCGGTCTGGAATTCCCGCGCCATGCTCCCGGCCGCGCCGCCGGCCTTGCCCAGCGCGGCGCGCATCATTTCCGCGTCCTTGATGCCGGACGCAAACGATTTCTGGCCGGTTGCCAGGGTCAACTGGCGCCGGTATTCGTCCACCCCACCGGCCAGCTTCGCCACGTCATCGCCATATTCTTTGCCGAACAGTTGCGTGGTTACCTCCAGGCGCTTCGCCTCGGGAACCTTGTTCAGCGCGTCCAGGACCCTAAGAATCGTCCCGGTGGCGTCCTTGGACATATCGGCCTGGACCTTTTTCGCATCCATGCCGATGGCCTTAATTCCGGCCTGGAACCGCTTGGGTTGCATGGATGCAATCGCAAGCTCACGCATCATGGCATTGGACGCGGTGGCGGCCACTTCAGCCGCGGCGCCCATGGTCAGGAACGTGGACCCCAGCGCCGCCGCCTCCGCTGCGGGCATTTTCAGCGCCGCCGCGGTGCCACCCACGCGTTTCATAACCTCGATAATATCGCCACCCTTGGATATGGCGTTATCGTCCAGGAAATTGATTGCGTCCGCCAGGTCCCCGATTTTGGGAATCGGAATCTTGAACAGGCCGGCAATCTTGCCCATATCGTCCGCCAGCTCGCCCGCTGGTAGCTCGAAAGCGGACGCCATCATGGCGGCGGTTTTCGTGAAATCCAGCAGTTCGTCCCGCGCCACGCCCATACGCGCGCCCGCGGTCACCATGTCCGCCAGGTCGTTGGTTGCCAGCGGGATTTCCCGGCCGAGTGCCTGAATGGCCTGCGCCATCTCATGGTAAACCGGGGTCAGGCGGCCGGACTCGTCGCGCGCTCCGTCCACCTGTTTTGCCACCCCGGCCATGGCCTTTTCAAACTTTGCGGCCTGGATAATCGGCACCATGCCGATGGCCGCCACCGTGGCGGCGCCGGCCACCGCCGCGCCCGCGCCGCCCATCATCGCGCGGCCTTCCCCCATGCCGCGCTGCGCGGCCTGAAGTTTCGCCATCTCGGCGCGGTGCTTTTCCAGCTCGCGCGTTGCCCTGGCGTATTTCTCGCGCAAGTGGTCCACCGGCTGGCCGTTCGCGCCCAGCTCTTTGATGGCCTTGGATAGCAGTTTTTGCTGGTTCTCCGCCTTGCGGATGGCAGTTCCCACGGAATCAATGCGCCCGCGCACAGTGCCGAAGGCGGTCCCCAGCGAACTGGAAACCGCCCCACCGATTTGAATAACCGCACTCAGGCGCTTATTTGCCATCACCTACCCTCAGACTTGGGCAGCCCTTCCAGCCACCACAGAAACCGGGAAACCCGCATCCGCATGATTTCCCCCGCGCTCCATCCTGTATGACTCGCTAACGCTAACGCCCCCGCGCGGACGAAATGGGACGTTAGACGATAAAACCCAGGAACGCGGTTTGAAGCCGCTTGTATTCGCTCAGGGGCAATTTCTGGATTGCACCCGGACTCACCATGCACAGGTTCGCCAGCATGGCGCGCTCTCGCGCGGAATCGGTTTCCAGGTGGTCCGTGGCGGTCTGGTCCTCCACCAGCGGTTCCCGCATGCGGACGGCGGCGGTTTTCACGCCGTCGATTTCGCGCGGGCGCGAAAGGGTAATGTCCGCGCTGCCGTCCTCGTTGTATTTCAACCAGGACGGGGTTTTTTCTTTGCTCATGCTCTCAGCTCCAGGGAATCAGGCAGGCCGGCGCCTGGCCGGCCCGCCGTCGATCAGAGGCCCAGCGTTGCGCGCTGCTCCGCCAGTTGATCCACGCCGCCCACAACATGCACCATGTTTTCCAGGTCGATTTCCTGGACCACCTGGCCGCCGTGCTCCAGCTTGTAATAAACCATGTTGATGGTCACTTTCAGCGGGTTCAGCTTGCCGGGCTCGGACGTGCCGGGGTCCAGCTCCGTGATTTTCCCGCGCATCGTATGGACCACGCCGCCCACGGCGCCGTCCGCGGACTCCAGCAGTTCGCGCGCCACGAAATTGACGCGCCCGCCGTCAACCACGCCGAACAGGGACAGGACGTTGCGGTCATACTTGACCAGGCTGAAATCCGCTGCCAGAACGCCGTCCAGGCCCATGGCAATTGCCACCGGACCCAGCATGCCGCCAGCGCGGAAATCCTCGGTCAGTTGCTTCAGCTTCGGGGCGTTGAAATCCTTGGCCTGGCCCGCGTAGCCGCGGCCGTCCACGAAAATCGCAAAATTCTTGCGAACGTCAGAAGTAACCGCCATTTAGAAAATCTCCGAGAGGTAATCGCCGTTCAGCATGGAGCGGAACACGATATGTTCCGCGGGGTACGGGGGGCAGAAATCGAAATTGAAATATACCATCCCCTTCGCCACGTTCGCCGGGGTGTTCAGGTCGGGGTCCGCCCAGCATTTCCCGTCGATAACCGCGCCCAGTGCCACCAGGCCGCGGATATACGCGTTCACGCCCTCCACCACGTCCTGGACATAGGTTTTCGTGATGCCACGATCCACCGCCCACAAATGCGCGCGCAGGATGGAATCGTTAATCAGGTCCGCGGTCCGGCGGACCGACAGGAATTGCCACTTCGGATCAGACGAAAGGGAGCGGTTGCCCCACAAACGGTAACCGTTCTGGCGGATGATGGTTGCCACGTTGGACGCGTTCAGCAGGTTCGCGCGGCAGTTGGCGTCCCCCAGGACGAAATCCACGGACCGGGACGTGCCCACGATGCCGTAAATTTCCAGGTTGCTGGGGCTGAACCAAAAGCCGCGGTCGTTGTCGCTGCGCGCCAGCAGGCCGGCCACAATGGCACTGGGCGGGGCCGCGTAAACCTCGCCGGTGGTGGTGTTCAGTTTCTTCACCCACGGGTCCACCTGGTACACCCGCGCGCTGCCGAAATCGCCGGCCGCGGTGATGGCCGCCGCGTCCGTCGTATTCGGGCCGTCCTGGATCACCACGGCGCGCAGGCGGTCCGCGATGCCCACCAGCTCCGCAACCACCGGGTTTGCGCCGCTCGTGCGCTGATGCGTCCAGCCGGGCGCAATCAGGATGCGCGGGGCCACGCCCAGCGTCGATTCCGCGCCGCGCAGGGCATGCACGCCGGTGAAATTGCCGCTGCCGTCCGTGCCGCCCACCACGTTCACCGTGGTAGCTGTATCGGTGCCGGCGTCCGCCACGCGGACCACCACCACCACGGCGCCCGCCTGGTCCAGGATGGAATCCAGGGCATCGGGAAGCGTGCCGGTGGTGCCCAGCTTCGCCACGTCGCGCCGGCTCGCGGCAATCAGCGTGGGGGTGTTCAGCGGGAACGCATCGTTCAGGCCGCCGGACAGGTAGGTGGTCGCCACGGCGGCCACCACGCCCGCGCCGGTGCTCGCGCCGGTGTTCGCCGTGGTCATCAGCGCGGCGGCGGCGGTGTTGCCGTCGATGGCGGTTTTCACGTTCGTTGCGGTGGACGTGATGGCGCCGGCCGCGCTGGTCGCCAGCTTCACCGTGATGGCGTTCCCGGCCACGGAAACCGATAGCGCCGCGTTGTTTGCCTTGGGGTCCACCAGCGCAATGGAAATCTTGTTCCCGTTCTCGCCGGTCAGTTTGGACGTGTACGTCAGCGCGTTATTGCTGCCCACCACGCCGGTGGCAGCGGTAGATTTCACCTCCGCCTGTGCGCCGGGGGCGGTGCCCACGATGCCGATAACGGCACTTGCCACGGTGCGGATGGGGCGGGGGCCGGCGTCGATTTCTTGGACTTCAACGCCGTGCAAAAAAATGTCGGGCATAGTCGGGAACCACTGTTGCAAAAGTGGCCCCCACTGTGCCCAGCGGCCCGCGCTGGGGCCTCTTGTGGGATTTCCTGTCCGATCAGGCCGGCAGCTCCAGGGCCGGCAGCTCGGAAATCAATTGCGCCGCGGTGGGGGCCTCGCGCGCCCCGGACTTCGCCGCGGCTAAAACCTCGTAGCAGTAGGCCCACACCAGGGACCGCCAGGCGCGCAGGGCGCGGCCTTCGGCCTGGAACTCCGGGACGGCCGGTTCATCCGCATAACTCACCGCGCTGCGTATGTCGTCATACCCCATGGACCTGGCCGCCTCGTCCAGGTGCCGCTGGACTTCGGCCGATATGGCGTCCTCCACCTGTTTGGCGGTGGGCGGCGGCGGCGCCACCAGCGCCGGGCGCCCGTCCTCGCCGGCCACGATGCGCAGGCCGGCGGACTGCCCTTCCAGAATCGCCTGGTGCTCGTCGTCGCTGATTTCCACGGCATCCGCCGGGATATTTTCGCCATGGATGGACGAATCATAAAATCCGCCGGTCGATTTTGAATAAAACATTCAGGCCCCCTTAATATCCGATTGCCACCCACTTGAAACCCATCCCGGACGTGTTGGTTCCGCCATATACACTAAACCCCGTCAAGCTCCCCAGGTCGGAACCGAACGTGTATGTATTGGGCCCCAAAACCGCCTGTGCATAATGTGAAGTCATCACGTTTAAACACGCATTCGGGAACGCAAGCGGGAAAGTCACGGCATAACTCGTATTCCCAGTTAACACAATGGTGGAGAATTGCCCCCACTGGATAATTATTCCGCCGGGCAATTTCAGGTAACCGCTCGTGTTTTTATTCGCCAGGCCGGCACCGGAAATCATGATCCAGTTTGTTCCGTCGCTCACAAACTGCATGCTGGTTGCATGCTCGATTTTCACGCTTGCGGTGCCGGTGATTCCCGCATAAATCAACCCGGACGGACTAGCCAGGGTGATAAGGGAACCAACGGAACCATTCCAGAATGAAAACATTTGCCCCGCAGGGTTGGGGCTCGGAAGGTTTATGGTGTACCCGGTCCCGGCCAGCATATAGATTGCGCCGGATTGCCCGCTGGTCAGCGTGGTGGCCGCGGAAATGGTGCCGAACGGCTGGTAAACGCTGCCGTCATTGGCGGCGGGGTAAACGTCCACGCCGTCCGTCCATACCTGCGTTTGTTTTCCCTGCATCACCACCACGCCGGTTACCGTGCCGGACAGGCGCACGCGCAGCGCAAATGCTCCGGTGGTGTTGTTCACCACCGTCCACACGCGTTTCACCGTGGTGGGGACCACCAGCGCCGCGTTTGCCGTCAGCGCGCCGGTAACCACTATCACCGGATTCGATGCCTCCGCATCGGTCAGCGTGATGGTCCCGCCGGTGGTGACCTTCGCCAGGTAGCCGCCCGCGGCGGACTGGACAAACGCGGTGGTCGCCAGTTGCGTGGTGTTCGTGCCGTCCGCCGCGGTGGGCGCGGTCGGCGTGCCCGTCAGCGCCGGGCTCGCCAGCGGAGCGCGGGACGTGTCCGAGGCGTGGACGTGATCCTGGCGCGCGTAGCGCGTGGACGTGCCCGCCGCCGCCGTCCCGTTCATCGGGGACGCGCTGGCCGCCGCCTGCGCCAGGACAAACGCCGTGGTCGCCAGTTGCGTGGTGTTCGTGTCCACCGCCGCCGTGGGCGCGGTCGGCGTGCCCGTCAGCGCCGGGGACGCAAGCGGCGCGCGGGACGTGTCCGTGGGGTGGACGTGATCCTGGCGCGCAAAGCGGATGGACGTGCCCACCGCCGCCGTGCCGTCCATCACCGGCGCCGCGCTCGCCGCCTGGCCCGCCACAAACGCCGTGGTGGCTACCTGCGTCGAGTTGTCATTGCCCGCCGCCGTGGGCGCAGTCGGCGTGCCCGTCAGCGCAATGGACTCGTAATCCGTGAACGCGTCCAGAACGTCCGTCCCGTCCGTGTAAACCAGGTTCCGTTTCCCCTGCGCCACCGCCACGCCAGCGCCCGCGGCCGTTTTCACGGTCAACGTGAACGCGCCGGTGGTGCCGTTGTAAACGCCCCAAATGCGTTTCACGGTGGTGGGGACCACCAGGATGGCGTTTGCCGTCAGCGCGCCGGTAATGGCAATCACCGGATTCGATGCCTCCGCATCGGTCAGCGTGATGGTCCCGCCGGTGGTGACCTTCGCCAGGTAGCCGCCCACGGCGGACTGGACAAACGCGGTGGTCGCCAGTTGCGTGGTGTTCGTGCCGTCCGCCGCGGTGGGCGCAGTCGGCGTGCCCGTCAGCGCCGGGCTCGCCAGCGGAGCGCGGGACGTGTCGGTGGGGTGGACGTGATCCTGGCGCGCAAAGCGGAGGGACGTTCCCACCGCCGCCGCGCCGGCCATCACCGGCGCCACGCTGGCCGCCTGGCCCGCCACAAACGCGGTGGTCGCCAGTTGCGTGGTGTTCGTGTCCGCCGCCGCGGTGGGCGCAGTCGGCGTGCCCGTCAGCGCCGGGCTCGCCAGCGGAGCGCGGGACGTGTCCGAGGCGTGGAC